ACCAAATGACATAGAACACCTATGTTTGTTTCAAATAGTTAATTGTAAAATCTATGCTTGAAGCTGCTGAACACAATCCTTGTATTTTATCACCTGTTGTTAAAACTACCTTTGTTTCCCAAACAAGCGTTGTACCTGCGGGAACAGTTACATCATTTAACAAATGTGGTGTAGTTGATCCGCCAGATTTAACTATTTCAATATCAATGGTAACGTCTTGACTGCTTGAATTAACATTAGCAAAAGACATACCAATAATTGTTTCAGTTGTGCTTGAACCTACTGCGTCAAGTAAGTCGGCGTTGCTAGTTCCTAATGTTCCTACAACACCCTCTAATACGTCGGCCAATTTACTTTCCTTTCCTAGCTAAGTGCTAAAACTAAACCTAATGTAACACCACCCGCTAAATTAGCTATATCCTGTGCTGTTGTTCTTTTTAAATTATTACTATCGTCTGCGTCGCCAATCAAAACAATATCCGATCCTGCGACTGTTGCGGAAGTTGCTTGACCTGGTGCAATAACCAATGTTGATGAAAAAGCACCAGAAGTTGCAGCTGCACCACCAGATAAACCAGAAGTGCTACTTGTTGTGATCGTAACACCTGTTATATCACCCTCACCAATAAAATCAACAAAAGATGATCCGTCGTAAAATTGTAATGTGTTACTGTCTTTAAGAAAGACAAATTGCCCTTCTTCTCTTTTACTAGAGGTTATACCTGCGTCCCTAGCGGAACTATCAGCATACACCATAATAACTTGCATAAGGTGGTTATTAACGTTAGCCGCAGTTAATACTTCACCTGTTGAAAATTCTTTATATCCAGATAATGCCATGTTTTTAGTTTATTCCTTTTGTTTCTTGTCTTTGTACGTGTGTCATTAATAACCTAACTTGTCTGTATCTAAGATACCAAATAACGTGTTATCTAAACGTAAAAATGCTTGTACGTCTGCATTAGATAATTGATATGTAACTGTAAACAAATCGGGTGTAATGTTAAATGCAATACTGTCAATAATCTCATTTGTTGATAATTGACTTGGGCTACCACTTCCAGGTGGTGTCAATTCTACTTTAACTATATCTGCAACTTCACGATCTAATATTGTATTTTGATTTGATGTTGATTGTTCTGTTACATCTACAACAAGATTATCAAAACGTATGATTGCGTCTTTAAATTTACCTAATAAAAAGTTTGCTGCGTCTAAAACCTCTGTGTCAGAATTATTAAATAAATTATTTCTTTGCAATGTTCTAATAAGATATTTGCCCTGGCTTCCTGCGTCCTCTACTGTTTGTACGCTTCCGCCCTCTCTTTGTAAAGAAACTATGTTAAATATCTCATTGTCGTCATTAATGTATTCAACACTTAGATAAGGTATATCTGATCCGTCATCTGAAAATGTAGCAGCAACCGTACTTGGGAACGTAGTATGCCTTGATTTAAAAGTTAGATCGCCAGACTTTGACATAAACAAAACTCCATTTTCTGAACGTTCTATTGTTTGTAACATAGATAACGTGTTTTCTGTTTTGTTTGATAATGATTGCATTGTACTTACGCCTGTTTCAATATCTCTGTTTGTACCAAATTTTACCTGTGCATTATCTAAAACTGCACCAATCATTGTTCCACTACTAGCAGAAGAAAAACTTTGATTTATAAGTTCTGTGTTTGCTAATTTCATAAATGCGTCGTTTGCAACAAAATCTGCAAAAGAGTTGCTACCGTCTGGATAAGATAAATTAATATCTGTTACGAAACCAACAAATAAATCTTTGTAGGTTGAACCACCGTCTGTTGTTGCGTCAATGTGTATTTCTATAAGTGGCTCAATACCTGGCGAAAACGGACTTGATGTATTTGTATTTTCATACTTTCTTTCGTTATTTAATAAACGCACAGAAGCAGTACCCGTTAAAAAGCTGTCTAAATCTCTTGATCTACCACGTGAAATAGTAACACTTTGTACATCACTTGTTACATCTGTAAGGGTAGTTGCACCACCTAATTTACCTGTATCTAAAACACCACGTATAAGATCATCTAAGGTAAATGTATCTGGCGTAAAACCAATTCTTACTCTTGTTGTTGGTGCTGCCATTACTGTATTGTTATAACTCTGTTTAGTCTGCCACCTGTACGATTAAATTCTTTAAGTCCCTCTAACACCACATTTTTTGCGTCATTTGGATTTGTAACTGTTCCATTAAAGTTTATATTTACACCGCCTAAACCTGCTGCACCCATTGCAGCTGCTTGTGCGGCATTTTGATTTGCAATAAGGTCATTAGTAACTGTGTTTGGATCAATTATTGCTTCTGGTGGTGGTGTTAATCGTTTTACTTCTTTCTCTGCAAAACCTAACGATATATTTCTAAACTTTGATAATTTAGGTAAATCAATATTGATACCAATACGACCAAGTACACCCTGGACACGATCTACAAAACCATTAATAGTATCAATAAAACTATTAAGACTATTAATTATTCTGTTTATCATGTTTTCAAAGTTTTTAGGTAGATTTGTCAAAAATGGTTTTATAAACTTATCAACTATCTGCGTAAACTTTTGAAATGCAGGTGCAAGTAAATTCAATAACATTGTAACAATCATCAGTATTGGTGGTGCTATTGCAGCAATAAGATCACCTATTGCTTGAATAAACGGTGCAGCAGCTTTGATTGCGTCCACTATTGCAGGGCTTAGTGCAGCTACAAATTCCATAAGTACAGGTAACATTGCTTCTGCAATAGGTAATAATTCATTACCCATTTGTACTTTAAGTTCTTTTAACTTTGCTGTTGCTTCCCTTGATTTGTTTGCGAAACTCTCTTGCGTTCTGTTTAAGTCGCCCTGTTGCACCTTTGTTTTCTGCAACAATAATTCATAAGTTGCTAATGCTTTTTCTTGTTTAGTAAGTTCTTTTGCACTTGTCTTACCTGTCATAATAAATGCTTGTTGTTGTACGTCAGCTTCTAGGATCGCAATACCAAACGTTTTAAGACTTTCTCTTTCACCAAGAAGTGCTTTTGTAAATGCTTCTAATACAGGTTGCGCACCACCCTGGACGTTACTAAACGAAGCAACATCACCTGCAAGTGTTGCTAGTTTTTGTGATAAGTCTGCCGATCCCTCTGCTGTAAATTCAATACCTTGTAGAACAGCACCAGATTGTGTTAATAATCCCTCTAATTCAAAAGCTGCTAATCCTGCTTTATTAGCAAAGTCATCAACAAAACCCGATAGTTCTGGTACTGCTTTACCAAATGTAGTTTCAAAAGCTGATCTTGCTTCGTTAGCGTCAGACGCAAGATTAACAATTTCTCTACCTGCGGTTGCAGCTGCGACAGTTGCAACACCTAATCCTGCGGCAGTAGCTTTACCAATTCCTGCTGCAATGTTGCCAAATTTGTTAAGTACCTTTGATGATCTTGTTATGCTATCGGTAAACTGTTTTGTTTTACCTATAATTGCTATTGATACTTTTGTTTCTCTAGCCACTATTTAACCTTTTTTGTAAACTATCTAACATTTTGTCAGAATATGTGTCAGCAATTTCTTTTTTGTTTTTTACTATTGTTTTACCAACAACGTAACCTTGTTTGCCTAATTGTGAAAATGTACTATCGCCTGTTTGGTATTTATTACCGATCCATGGTTTATATCTAAATCTTGCGTTTGGCCTAGAATATTTTAATTTACCAACGGCAGCTGCGTCAATATTTCTAGGCTTGGTAGAACCTCTTACAGGAACATAAATATATCTTCTACCAAATTCAAGAGATAATGCACTAGGGTTTCTCAAACTTGTTTTAATATTAATCTTTGCTTCTGTTCTTGTACCAGAAGCAGTAAAACCCATAACAGAACGATCACCTTTTGGTATGTTTTGTTTACGACCTAAGGTACGGCTTTCTTTCAACACTTCTTTTGATATTTCTCTATGAAATGCTGTCAATGCTTTTAAAACATCTTTATTGGCATACTTAACAAAATCATTTTTAAGTTTTACAACTTCGGTGTTGTCTATTGCTAATTGTCCAAGTTTATATGCTTTTGCCATATTAAGTTTTGTACTTTTTGTTTATAACTCTTACAAGTGCGTCAAACATGTACATATCCAGGTTTGCTATATCGTTCGGATTTATTCCTGTTTCAATCGCTATTGCAGCAATCATATCAATAAACCCGTTTACACTTTTAAATCAGCACCACCAGATATATCTAGTTCTTCAACTTTATCAATCCAATTATCGTAATCTTCTGTAACGCCATTACGCTTTGAAGCTAACCATGCTAAATACAACAACCACTCATAACGTTGTTCGTCATTTAACTTTGATACAGGCACATTAAACTTACGTTCAAATTGCACAATATCTATTGGCTTGATTTTAACTTCTAACTTCGTGCCGTCCTCTAAGACGACAATCATATTACCCACTAGGAAGTTGCTCTTGTTATTGTTCCAGAAGTTGGAAATGCAACAGACATTGTTGCTAGTTCCCCAACTGCATTTGATAATGGTAAGTGTTGATTTACCAACACGTTTCCAGAATATGCAGGGTTTGTTGCACTTGTTGATCCTGCGTCTGCTTTAACAATAAAAGCAGTTGTAGTACCTAACAATGGGAACAATGTTGCGTCTACTTCTGAACTTGCGAAATCTTGTTGGAACTCTATTGATAGTGTTCCGTCTTTTAGACCGCCTGTACGACTTTGAAATGTGTCGCCCATTGCAGTTGTTACGATTTCGTCAGCTGTAATATCTAATGTAACACTTGATACGTGGTCTGATAGATCAACTGAATTAAGAGTTACACTTGCGTTATTTAAAACAAATTTTGCCAATGTTTACCGTCCTTTCTTATTTAAGTGTATTAAGAAAGAACAACCCCTGGTTATGTGTGATATTACTCTATGCCGATTGTTGCGTGTATGCCGAAAGCGGGATTTGTTCCTGTTATTGTGTAGTTTAAACGCCAATATTCGTCTGTGATTGCACCCGACACGCTTTGAAAGTCTGCACCAACAGCTGTTATACCTGTAAACGTTATACGATCAGTTGGGCTTGTAAAACTTGAATTATCGTCTGATTGTAGTTTAAAAGTGATTGTCGGGGTAGATGTACCGCTTACACTATAACAATGTATAGCTGCATAACATTTTTCTGAAGCTGTAACTGCACCTAATTGTGTACCTGTACTGTTTCCTGTTGATGTAAGCGATCCGTCTAGTTGTATTGTTCCACGCACGACAACATCACTTGA